AAACCTCAGACCGTTATCAGTTCAGCGCATGAGTTACCGCTGGCTAACTTGCAATACCAATTCTTGGCCCCAATTCTTGAGCAGTATTTTGACGCTAAACCCAAGTGGGGATATGGCCGTATGGAATTGCAAATGCCTGACGGCTCACGCTGGTTCATTAAGGCCGCCACACCATCAGCAGGTATGGGGCTTAGCGCTGATCTGATTTGGGTGGATGAAATTTACGCTGTGGATGATGCTGTCATGGCTCATTCTTTGCGCCCAACTATGAAGGCTCGCAACACGCGCACCGCTGGCGGTAGCCCGATTATGGTTATGACTTCCACGGCTGGCACCGAGGCATCTACGGCCATGCTTAGATATCGAGAGTTAGGGCTGTCACTTATTGGTGAGCAACGTGCCGGCGCTTTTTATTTTGCGGAATGGTCGCCACCGCCAGGTGTTGATGTCATGGACACAAGTTGGTGGGGTTGGGCTAACCCAGCGCTCGGACAAACCCTAGAGCTGCAGTCAATGTTGATAGATGCAGACCACCCAGACAGATCATCATTCCTACGCGCAAGCCTGAACCAGTTTGTTAATGCCGATGCCTGCTGGCTACAGCCTGGCCAGTGGGATGCCTGCCTGTCAGATATTCAAGGGCCCGATAACGGCTGGCTCGCTTGCGATTCGTCGCTTGACGGGTCGCGCTATGTTGCTGTTCGCGCAGCTGTAGATGATGTCGGAGTAGTGCACGTATCTGTTGAGTTTGTCGTGCAGTCCTTGGCCGAGTGTCAGCAAGCCATGATGGATGCTTGCGCGGCTCACCCATTGTTGGGGCTGGCCGTAACCCCAGCGCTAGAACATCACGTGCCTTTGCCCTTGACTAGGCGCACAAAGGTTGTCGGGTATGGCGAACTTTTGCGGTACACCTCGCTAGTCAGAGCACAAATTAACGATGCCAAACTGGTGCACCAGGGTGAGCAAAACCTTGCCGAACATATGAACCGATCAGTAGCAATTATGCAAAGCAATCAATTAGCGCTTAGCAGTAAACGCTCGCCTGGGCCTATCGAGTTAGCGCGCTGCACTATTTGGGCTGCCGCTTTAGCCTCTCGACCTAAGCAAGCAGGTAAGCCAATGATGGTGGTAGTTAGTCGCTAAAGTATTGGCGGTACTGCTCTGGGCGTTGTCGGGATGAGCAGGGCAGTACCACACACACCCGGCAGAAAGTGGCATACTACCGCTATGGGTATTTTCAATAAGCCAGTCACCAAGGCCGCTATCTCAACGCCATCAGTGCAGGCCGCTGTCGGGTACGCCCCAGCAGGCAACAGCAAAAACCCAATAGACAACTTCTATAACTACCAAGAAGGTGCAGCGCGCCAGCGCGCCATGACCATTGCAACGGTGTCTCGATCACGTGACTTGTTGGCTTCCGTTATTGGTTGTATGCCGCTAAAAATGTACGGCGAAATGTACAACGATGCCACTGGCGAGATGGAAGAAATCCCACTAGCGCCTAGGTCTTGGCTACGCCAGCCAGACCCAGCCGTGACCTACAACTTCCTAATGGCCTGGACTCTTGACGATCTGTTGTTCTATGGCCGCGCTTTTTGGTACATCACGGAGCGCACAGTTGATGGCTACCCAACCAAGTTTCAGCGCTTGCCTGCAGGCTCTATTACAACTTTGGATGAGCAAGGCCCGGTCTTTTTCCACCCGTCTAAGTCCATCAGCTTTGCTGGTAACGAGTTGGACTACCGCAACGTTGTGCAGTTCCTTAGCCCTATTCAAGGCATCGTTTACAGCTCAGAGCAGACCATCACTACAGCGCTAAAGATTGAGCAGAGCCGCTACAAGAACGCCCAATCATCATTGCCTAGTGGCGTATTAAAACAGACTGGTGGAGAACCCTTGAGCGCGCAAGAGCTGTCAGAAATTGGCGCTGCCTTTCAAGAGGCTCGACTAACCAGCCAGACCGCAGTGCTTAACGAGTTCCTAAGTTATGAAGCCAGCACCGCCACACCGGACAAAATGCTGATGATCGAGTCAGCCCAGTATTCAGCACTAGACCTGGCGCGCCTATGCGGTGTTCCCCCCTACCTAGTAGGCGTGTCCACTGGTGCTTATGCCTACACCTCGAGTGCTGAATCCAGAATTGACCTTTTCGAGTTTGGGGTCAAAGGGTATGCAGAGTGCATAGCGTCCACCCTCAGTATGAACAATGTGCTACCGCGTGGCACTTATGTAAAGTTTGACACTAAAAACTATGTAGCCGAAAACTACGCAGCCGAAGAAATGTTAAAACAACCAGAAGAAAACACACAGGAGTCCCTCGCATGATGCGCTTTACTAGTTCCACATTCTCAATAGATGCCGCACAAGACGGCTCACCTAAGCGCACCATTACTGGCATTGCCCTGCCATACAACACAGAAGCCACAGTCTCAGGTGGTCAGACAGTTTCCTTTTTGCCCGGCTCACTGCCCACAGAAGGCAAAGCGCCAAAGCTCTACATGAGCCACGACTCTACGCAGGCCATTGGCCTTGTGACCGAGCGAAGCGATGATAAAGAAGCCATGTACTTCACCGCTAAAGTCTCGACCACAGCCCTTGGCGATGAGGCTTTAGTCTTGGCAGCCGATGGCGTTCTTGACTCAGTTTCAGTAGGCGTAAACCCCACCAAGTTTTCGTACAACGAAGATGGTGTCATGATCGTGGAAGCAGCCGATTGGATGGAGTTGTCACTTGTACCACAGCCAGCCTTTAGCGGTGCTACCATCACAGATGTTGCAGCGAGTATCCCCACATCAGAGGATGACTTGAGCAATAATACAGAAACGGCACCCGATGAGCCTGAAGTTACCGAACCACAGGAGAACCCAGTGTCAGAAACACCAGCCCCAGAAGTCATCGAAGCATCATCTATTTTTGCCCAGCCAAAGCGCAAGTTTGCTATGCCAACACCCGGCGAATACCTTGCAGCAATGCACGCAGGTGGCGACACTTTCAGCAATGTAAACGCAGCGTTTAAGGAAGCAGTACGCGATCAGCAAACAGCGCTTCAAGCAGCAGCTGGTGACGTTCTCACAACTGATACGCCGGGACTTTTGCCAGTGCCAGTTCTTGGGCCATTGTTCCAAGACCTGAACTTTGTGCGCCCAGTTGTTTCAGCTTTTGGTGCTCGCTCAATGCCAAACACCCCAAGCAAGACTTTCATCAGGCCAACAATCACGACTCACACAAGTGCAGCAACACAGACCGAAGGCTCAGCCGTAAGCGCAACCACAATGGTTATTGCTTCCAACACGGTTACGAAAACAACTGTCGCTGGTCAGGTCACATTGACAATGCAAGACATGGACTTCACAGACCCTTCATCTATGAACCTCATCCTCAATGACCTTGCTGGTGAGTACCTCATTGCAACTGACAACATCGCAGCCGACAACTTGGTAGCTGGTAAAACAGCATCAGGCTCGACATGGACTGTCACCGCTAACGACCCAACCTCACTGATTAGCTCTTTGTATGACGCAGCGCGTGAAATCACAGAAGACAGCAACTACTTCCCAACCCACCTTTGCGTGTCACCCGATGTCTGGGAAAAATTGGGCAGTCAGCTTGACGGCTCAAAGCGCCCAATCCTTGGTTACACCACAAACGGTGTCATCGGACAAAACAGCATCGGTCGCGTAGGCGGCCTGCAGTACACCGGTATGGATGTAATGGGGCTGTCCTTAGTGGTGGACAACAACTTCGCCGCCTCGACCATGTTGGTGGTTTACGCACCCGGGTTCGAAATATATGAAGCTCAGCAAGGTGTTTTGTCAATCGCAAACCCATCAACGTTGTCTCGCACATTCTCTTACTACGGCTACTTCGCAACTTTTGTTGCTAAGTCAAGTTTCATTCAGTCAATCGCAATCGCGTAAAGCAAAAGGCGGTATGCCGCCATGGCTACATACACAGTCACTTTCAAGCAACTGCTAGACAACTATGCAGTGCTACAAACACTGACCGATACTGAAATAGAGGTGGGGCAATCCATCACTGTTGCCAGTGTTGCTGCACCCTTTAACGGCACCTTTGTTGTCTATGCCATGCCCAAGTATGAGTACATCGGCATAGACACAGAAGGTGATC